GGTTTAGGTTTTTTGTTCGGTTTCTCAAAGATAAGATCATCAATTCCTATTTTCCAAATTATTTAATGACTTTTTTATTGTTTTTTTTATCTTTTTTTTATTGCACTATTTAAGGAATTAAATTTCAATGAGTTATCTACAAAATAAAAAACCACCAATGTAGACACATCAGTGGTAAACCTATGAAAATAAAGCAGCAATCAGTCTTCTGAATCTTCTTCAAAAAGTTCATCATACATCTCGCTCACACAAATATCTATGATCTTCATGGACTTCCTCCTAATTCTTTTCCACCTCAATTCATCAGCCTTTGACATGAGCATAGGATCAAGTTCTGCCATTGCAGTCAAAGCTAAACAGGCAGACTGAATGTACTCAGTGGTAGTGGTGAATATGATCTCTCCTTGTATTTCTTCTTCACTCATAGAGTTTTTCCTTTATAGATTCGCTTATTGTGAAAAACATAGTCAACTTTGTTCTGATCCATCTCTACCCATGCATATCCATGATTCCACTTATTCAATGGCATATAGGATGGATGTAATTCACTGAGACATCCTACTGACCATGTAGTAGTGATATTTCCATTCATGTCAGTCTCAGTATGTTCTGAAGTCTGATGATTGTGACCTTGAAAGGCAGAAGTCTTCCCTCTCATGTACAGACCTCTTGCAATGTTGACAGGACTGAATGCTCCAAAGTATTCATGACCATGTATACCATTCAATGAGTTGATCTTCATGTATTGATTGGAAGATATCACCTCTATTCCTTTCTCCCTTGCTTTGATAAGGTTGCTCAATTGGAAGTCTTCTATTCCTGCAAGTTCATGGGCTTTGGTATACAAGAAGTGTTCATACCTTGCTTCATGATTGCCAATCTTGAAGTATATCTTGCAATTGAGAATATCTGTCAATCTATCAATGAATGCACTTAGTGTATCAAGTTCATACTTGAAGTCTCTCTTTTTTGGATCTTTGCTGAATCTTGATAGTTGATGGCAGTCTATGGTATCTCCATTCAGCAGGACTGCATCCACCTTCTCCTTCTTCAATACTGTCAATGCCTCAGATAGTGCCTCTATATTGTGATATGGAAGATGTATGTCAGACAATATCCCTAACTTATTGTGATGAGGGAATACATAGGGAGTATATTTATCCTCATCAGATTCAGGCAGTTTGTAGGGATTCTTAGGTCTATCCTCTGATCTGAATATATCTGAATGCTTTGTCATTGCAGTCTTCTTGTCTTTGCTATTGCCAGTCTTACCCTCAATCCTTCTCAATATATCTCTGATCTGCTCCACATCCTTAAATGATAGATTGTGATCTTTGTAGATTATTCTTGAGAGTTTCAGAGTAGGCATATCAGGATGCTTTAACCTGTATTCCTTGCATAGATCAGTCTTTGTCATATAGATTTGATTCGTCTGTACGTCTGTTAATTAGACCTTGATTTACCCTCCCTCCTGCTCTCTTCCACTTCATAAACTCACTCCTAATCAGAGGATCATTAGGATTGGCAGATATTAACCTCTTCAGAGTAGATCTATTGAATGCTCCTACTCCTACATTGTAAATGAAAGAGCAAAGAGCATCATATTGATTCTGATTTAGTTTCAGACCATCCAATGCTTTTGACATCTTAGTGATATCATTCATAAGCAATTGCTCTGCCATGCTCATGGTGATCACTTCACCCATCTTCACCTTCTGCCCATTGGACCATCTTGTAGAACCGAATCCAATGGTAGGCACTGATGCACTGCAGAGATATGCTTGAGATCTGTATCCCTCCCACTTCTTGATCAGGTTAATTGCATTCTGACTTGGTTTCATTTCTTAACTAAAATTATTAGTAAAATTAAATTTATAAATAATAGAATCCCAATGATCCACCATGTCATAGATGTGACTTTCATCTCTAACTTCTCAGACTTCAATCTGAATGCTTTTGAATTTGCACTATCTACTACTCTGACTATCCTGTCTACAGGTCTGTATTCTTTGATAATCTCCTTTGCCCTGATTAGCTTATTCTGAATCACTGTGTCCCTTGTATTGACAATCAATGTATCTACTGCAGTCAAAAACATGACTCTCACAGAATCATTCAGAATCTCCTTGTAGATGGTATCTCCAGTGACAGGAAACCATTCTGCAGACTTCTTTGCAACTATATCAGGTCTCTTCTTATTGACTCTATCCAATATCCTTTCTGCTTTCCTTTCTGTATAACAGGAGGAAATAAAAATGAACAAAATCAAACTTGATACTATTTTCTTCATATATTTGCTTGAGTTTTGTTCATAATTTTAAGGATTAGTAGATAAAAAAGAGGGAGTTTCTACTCCCTTTTTTTTATTTCTCCTTAGTCAAAAATTCACCTTGTGAATTGGTGAGGAGATTCTTCATAAGATAAGCAATGCCTGATGTCAGAGCTGCCAATGAGATCCCCTTCCAATCAAAGGTCAATGATCCTGATTCTAATGTCTGATAGACAATTGTCAAAGTACTTGACAATACTGTCAAAATCAATCCTTTCACAAGGTCCTGAATGTTAAGATTCAAAAATGTACTCATTTTGATTTGATTTGGTTTATTTGTATTTCTAAGGCAGATATCTTCTGCTCCAAGAAGTTGAGTCTAAGGTCAATCATTCTATTGTTTGCTTCACTTGTCTGAGCAATAGAATCCACTTTAGATATCAATTTGTAGTATGTGCCAATGACTACTGAGCAGATGATTGCAGTAGATACTACCATTGACTTCACATTGCCTATAGTAATTCCTTTGATTGCTTGATTCTCTATTGCAGTCATGGCTGATAGTTTTGGTATTCAATACTCCAAAGATTCAAATCTGTTGGTATGTCTTCATCTACTAATTCATAGGAATCAGGATGATCTAATAAAATAGGATGCTCAGATAGATAACCTACAAAGTCAGAAGTATTGACTATTGTGTAAGCCATTCTTGCAGTAGGATCTGTCCTGTTTATTTTAGCTCTTATATGTATCATTCAGCAGTATATTGAACTTGAAAAAAAGTATGAATAATTGTAGAAGATGAAAATCCTGCAATGATCTCAAATCCATTGTTCCCTGAGTTATTCCTCAGGATTGCTCTACCTGTATTGTTCAAGGCAGCAGCAGTTGCATTTTGTTGAGTTTGCACATTTACTGCATAGAGACCATTTGATGCATTTGTGAGTCCTGCAGGTTTCAAAGGAGTAGGAGCATCACTTGGAAGAGTCACTATGACCTGAGTAGCAGTCAGTGCATTTGTAGCATAGACTAAAGATATTGTAAGATATACCATCTTACCAATCCGAGTCCACCTATATGAGTGATTAGTTGCTCCACTTGGATTCGTTCCTGCAGTCCAAGTGATTGAACCTGTATAAGTTCCTGAAGTATCTTCAAAAAATGTAGCAGTACCATTTGCTACTGCATTAGTATTGTTTGCTATGAATGAATATGCGGGTAGTTGCTTTCTTTGGAATACTGATGTATCTGAGATGCTCAGCTTAGCATTGATCCTCTGAGAGAGAGATGAAGTATCCGATTCCCTCAGATATGGATTCAGCATTGCAGTTGTATCTGATTCCCTGAGATATGGACTTAGCATTGCAGTTGTATCTGATTTTCTCAAATATGTAGAAAGCATATTGGCTGTATCAAGAGGAGAGATTCCTGTTCCTGCCATGATACCACTTTGTTGAGTAACTGTAAGAATCACTGAAGGTATTGATGGATATGGAGGAGAAGCAGGATCTGCAACTATCTTTACATTCACATTTGAAGTTGACCACATCAATTCATAGTAGTCATTGCTGCTTGCATCAATAACATAATTCCATGCAGCAATCAAAGGAGATGCATTTACACTACCTGTAAGTACTACTTTGCCTGTTGTACCTTCAATATTATTGCCATTTTTTCTAAGCCATATATCTGCAGTCATATTTCCACTACCTCCAGTCTTCTCTAATTGCAAAGAGAATTGAATATTATATATACCTGCATTTGATATTGTGATTCTTGTAGGATTTCCATTCAAATTATTGACTATTGTTATACCATTTGATAGATCAGTCACTCCCATCTTAATTGGATAAGCAGTATTTATAGACAAAGCAGATTGAGTAGTAGTATCTCTAAATGATGCATAGTATCCACTTGGAGGAGGATTTGTACCTATAGAGTCTTTGAATTGGAATATCTCTGATCCATTCCGATAAGCAAAGACAGAATCAAGCCTTCTCTTTACTGAGTCTATCTTGAGATTGATCCTGTTTGAGAGAGAAGTAGTATCTGTAGATCCACCTCCTCCACTCACTTGAGACCATGTTGCAGTCTTTGGATTGTAAGTAAAAAATCTATTGTTGCAGGAATCAAATGCAATTGCACCTAACTTCAAGACATTGCTCTTCAAAGTAGGCACTCCACAGACAGTAGGAATCTGCAAGGTAGAATCAAATCTCATCCTGTTTGCCTGATATCCATACTGAGGCATGATCTGATAGACCTGACTAAATGATACTTTGCTAAAGATAGCAAGTACTATGATAAAAAATATTTTTATGATGGGAAATCGCATTGTCCAAATTTACCTGTGAGTGATATATTGAATGTTGTAGTAACTCCTGAAAGATAGTCTTCAAACTTCTCACTAATTGCATCCCAACTTATTGAAGGATCAAGTGATATAGTCTGATCATTCCTGAGAGATGAGATGATGTCATTGGCAATCATTAACTGATCATTGACTACCTGAGTCTCATGTTGTCCCTCTATCCCTGACTTATCCAAAAACCAAAAAGTGACAGAGTAGACAATCTCTCTGCCTGCATTCAACTGACCATTATTTATCACAAATGATGCAACAGGCATGACAGGCATCTCAGTCCACCCGATCCACTCGTTTGGACTTGAGAATCTTACTGTCTTGATGAATTTGTTGCTTTCCAGTAGATCTGTGATCTTTAGTACTATTTGGTTGTATGTCATAGAATTTTGACCTGACTTTATCTATATATTCTTTCTTATAGTTTTTAGCCATATTTTATCTGTATTGAAAAATAAATTTCTCATTTGCTATGGTCACATCTCCTGTGGGCAATGTTATGACTCCATTCACTATCTGCAAGAATTCAGTATCTGAAGTAGTTTGAGTAGTGATATTCTTCACCAATCCTGATCTCACTGCTAATAGGATAGTCCTGCCTACCAATGTAGGGATAGTGAAGGTAGAGAGTCCTGCTGCTGCACTATAGGTGATATAGTTAGGAGGAGCATATCCACTTGTACTATTGTTGTATCTTGGATATCTCATATAGTCTCTGTCTCCTAAGTAAATAGGACAGGCATATCCTTTCTCCTCAGGGAAGATGACATCAAATCCTGATCCTGTATTGAAATACTCATAATAAAGAGTATAATTCTCTTGCAGGTACTTGATCATCCTTGTCTTATAGAATTCTGCTAAACTCAGATACTTAGTCTCAAGCATCTCCAAGTCTCCCCTTGATGGAGCATTGGAATCCTCTGCAGTCTTCTGCAGGAATCCCTTGCTGAATAATTGGAATCCCATAGTCATGGGCAGCATGGACATTGTATACCAAATGAGAGCATCAGTCAGATAGTCATTGATAAGAGTCTGCTCATCAGGAGTCAGGTTATCTCCCTCTACTCCCAACTGCAATCTCTTATATAATTGTGAACCAAGTGCAGGCTGAATATGGATATCTCCTGCCACCTTGATCATTGGGAATAGTTGCTTTGCATCAATCTGATTGGATGCTCCTGTCCTCTCTTTGAAAGTCTGCTCTGTGATGAAGATTATATTCTTACTCATTTCCTTTTATATAGTTTTGATACCCATCTATGTCTGCAATAATATCTGTTACCATACCAACCTCCTCTCCTTTCCCATACAGAATATCCTAATCTTGCACTTATATCCTCAATGTCAGATCTTGACCATGTCTTAGTCTTACTAAGAGATATCATCTTCTTACAGAATGCTCTACTTGTAGCTAAGTCACCATCATCAAATCCAGGCATCCACTCATAGGTATATCTGATGAACAATTGAGTCACCTTAGAATCCTTTCCTTCAAGTTCACTCAATGGTTTCTTTACCTCATAGACAGGAGTAGTATTGACTTTACTTGGAATGGTAGCCAATATATCATTGTCAATAAAGCCATCAATGATATCCTGTACCAATTCCTGAGTCAGTTTCAATGTCCTTGCTATGACAGGTATTGTGATATTCTTGTCCTTTGTGATCAATGACAATACATCTGCCTGTGCCTGATTTAGAACTTCTGAGAATCCATCACGAATACTTACCTCTTCAAAATTTTTTTTTTCTTCTCCACAGCAAGTGAATTCATGATACATTCTCTCATCTTCATCCATGCTGAACTTCTGAATCTCATCATCAGTCAAAGGGTCCTCATCTATACCTAAAAAAGTATTGACATCATCATCAGTGAAACCAAATCCATTCTTCAGCATCAATGATGCCTGTGCTTTAGATAGTTTTCCATTCCCAAATTGACGTACTATCCTCATCACATTCTGATACTGCCTGCCTGTTAGGTTTCTGATTGCATCATTTGATTGTGCTTTCACCTCAGTTGCTTCAGGCAATGCCTTTGCACCATCAGCAGTCACTTCATTAGATTGCAATGGTTCACGTCCCATTAATTCTCTTATCTCATTCTGAGTCAGATTCTGTGCCATGATACCCTCTGTGAATTCAAACTTCAAAGGCTCTACAGGCTGAATATTAAATTCTCCTGCCTCACCTTTAAGATTCCTCAATTGAGTAAACATAGTATTAAACTCATCCTGTCTTTCTCTTACATATGTATTGTTGAAGATCTCATAACTGTCCCTTATCTCACTTCTGCTCCCAAGTTGACCTTCTGTCTTGATACCCATTAGTGCAGGACTCACTATCTGATGACCTGCAAATATCTCCTGCTGAATTAGATTATTCACATTTGTGAAGTCTTCCTTTGTCAACATTGTAGTACCTAAGTTCTGAATCTCTGCAGAATTCTCTCTGCTTGGATTGAACATGATCACCACTCTCTTTCCATCATGACCAGTGAACTTCCTTAGAAGACTCTTCTCTACCTCTGCCTGTTTCTCTTCATGAGGCATCCCATTATTGAGATTGATTAAAGTAGATCCTACAAATCCCTGCTTAGCATTGCCTAAGATATGCCTGCTCACCTCAATGTCACTTTCTATATAGTTCAAGCAACTAAAGTACTGCGGCAGAGGATATACCTCTGATGTACTATTGTATTCCTTCACATACAGAATCTGACTGCCATACTTATCATTGGTATTGAATGCAGGATATTGTCTCGGTTTCTCCTTGTAGTCAGTCCAATCATTTTTTACATAGTATGTATTCAAGTCTTTGCTGACTCTCACCTTTGCAAAATCTATGTGATATATTTCTGCTATCTGACCAATTCTATTCCAAATCACTTGCAGATAGTATCCTCTGAATAGTTCATCATCCTTGATGCACTTCTTCAGAATATTATTCCAAGATTCTCCTCTTGAGTTTGCAAGTCCTGCATTCTCAAAACCTTTGCCATAGATATAGGTAGTCTTACTCTTTACAATAGCACCATGTTTTGGGGATTCATTGTATAGATCAATAAGATAGTTTGGATAGTTATTTAACTCTCCAAATTCTACCCATCCCTTTCCTTTCTTCTCCTCAAATCTTGGCTGCACTGCCCTGTCAAACTGCAGGACTAAATGCTTGTAATTATTGTCCATTGTATACTACAAAAGTATTGTTTTGATCATCATATTTGGTAGGAGTGAATTCTGTCTGAGGATAAAGATACATCAATCCTGATTCAATCATTGGCTCTGTAGGCAATACTTGATTTTCTGCAGGATAGATCTCATAGTCCCAAAATCCTTCAGGATAGTCAGTGAAGTATTCAATTGTATCAATGAAGCAGAACTCATACCTGTCAGTACCTGATAACTCAGGAAGTACCCACATATCCACCTCATCCAGTGTAGTCCTATTGGTGAACTTGAAATAGTAAAAATCAGGAGTCTCTTCAGCAAGCATTTTACCTGTGAAATGAATGATCCATTCAGTATATCCTTTGTACAGTGTTATCATATACAAAAAAGACTCCCGACCTTTAATCGGTTGGGAGTCCTCTTTTATTATTTACTATTATTAAGTACCTGCTACTTCAAGATTGGCAGCAACAGATGGAGAAACTACTAAGAAGTCCTCACGCTCTACAGATGAGAAAGTCAGTACTGATCCATTCCGATCTCCTGCAGCAGTTCCTGATCCACTCTCTACAGTATCCAAAGTCAGACCAAATTCCTTTCCAAAGAGACGGAAGGTCCCGTCCATTTCCTTGCAAACTATACTCACTCTATTCTTAGCTAAGGTCTGAATGATATTCCTTACAGATGCAGATCTTGCATTGATTGGGAATACTACCTGATGAGTATAGAATACAGTTCCATTCTCATTTGAGGATGTGATATTGTTTGAACTTGATGCAGTTGCTCTTGGTACTTCAAACTTCCAAAATTTCTTTCCTGATGCTTTGGTCATTGCAGTAACAGTACCACTGACTTCAGTGACTCTGCTATTTCCTGATGCATCATATAGAGCAGAATTCTCAATGATATATACTGCTTCAATTCCGCCTACTGCCTCTCTGCAGTCAATGACGTAACCTGATGTTAGTGCACATGGCATATGATAAATTTTTTATATGTTTATTAGGTACTCAAAAAAATGGGCGGTGATTATTCCACCACCCACTTCTTTGAGATATTTGAATTTATTAGATAGCTGCCTTGAAAGCGACACACTCATTTGTGAAAGCGACCTGTACGCCGATCTTGAAAGCAACTTTACTTCTAACCTCTTGATTATCAATTGAATACCAAAGATTATAGTTTGTATACTCATCTTCAAGATCTACACCAAGTACCATGTTTGACAAGCTAATTGCATAAGCATCACCTGTACCATTCAGACCATGTACTGCAACTACTTCGATGTTGGTAGCAGGAAGGATGAATGAATTTGCATTGGCATCCTGTGGATTGTAGCTGAACAGATTCAATGCTCGGTAAGCCATGATCAGCAAACGATACCAATCATATCCTACAAAGATTTTCACATCACCTTTAGATACTACTGCAGCAGGGATTGCTTTATAGATACCTTCAGTTGCAGCAACCACATTTGACTGAGTGATGGTAGTGATGGTAGCTACTCCAGTGAATCCTGATACGTTTGCATTGACAGGAGATCCTGCATCAATCAACTTCATCAGACCATCAAACTGAGTAAGATTAGCAGTACTACCTGTAGTATCACCCTGCCAAATTGCAGTCTCCAATTGAGCAGCAATACGAGCATTCTTCTTTGCTAAGTAAGCCTCAAGGAATTCCTGATTGCCAAAATCCTCATAAGTAGAGCCTGCCTTGAGAGCAAGTTGAGTAAATTTTGACTCAAAGTCTTTAGGACAGATAGTCTCAGATACTTGTATCTTGCCCACTGTCACCGTTCTTTGGGTGAAAGAAGTGACGCCACTTGGACTATAACCACAACCATCTGCTTGGAATACTGCATCAGTATCCATCAAAGGAATTGCTGCTGATGATTTTACTCCAGGAATGACAATACCGCCATCCTTAATCAATTGCTGAGTCTTTGCATCAAATACTGCAGAAGTCAGCAATGGTCTAACCAATTGGTTAGTATAGTTTGTTAAGCCTGTTAAATTAAGTGCCATTTTTTTATTGTTGTTTGTTTATTAAGAAAATAGGATATCGTATGATTTCATTTTTTGCTCAGAGAATTTTGACTCTGATTTTATAGAACTATCAGGAGTCCCTGTAGGAGTCTGTGCTAAAGTCTGAGTAAGATTCAAGAGACCTTCAATGACTTGATTTGCTTTGTTCAATTTGCTCTCATAATCTGCAAAGCGACTCTCATAGGCAGCAAATTTTGCCTCATATGAACTGAACTTTTCATTTGCAGATGATTGGAATGCATTGAACTTTGCACTCATGTCCTCAGGCATCTCTACCTCAATCTCTATCTCTTCCTCTTCCTTTGGCTTGATCTCCATGATTGCACCATTCTCACCAAGTACAATGACAGTGCCATCTTCCAAAGTATGCTCACCTGCAGGAGCAGGAGTGCCTTCAATGGTAACAATACCACCCACTGCTAATTCAGTGACTTGGACCTTTGTGCCATCTTTAAGCATTGCATCTAACATAGAGACAGGTTGTATTGGTTTGTTGATTTCGTTGAATACCTCTCGGATTCTTTCAAGTACTTCTATTGCTTTCATGTTTTAGTATATTTTTATTGAGTTATTTTAAGACTTAGCAAATCCTGTATTTTTTTGAGAGCATTCTCTTCTGCAGTCATTGGCTGATCATATTCAAAAAGACCTTCTACTGAGAAACCTCTATACTCTCCTTTCTTGATGGCATTCCATACCTGATCATTCTCTACATAGAATGAAGCAAACCAACTTCCATCTGCAACCTCTTCAAATCCCTTCATTGGCATGATACCTCTTTCTTTGTCAACTATCCAAGACTCAAACATGGTGACTCCTTTGACCTTCTGCTCAGGATCATGCATCAAGTTGACTCTGTTATTGTATTTCTTTTTAGAAAATTTAATTACAATCTGTTTGATGGTTTCTGCAGTGAATTTGACATAGTGCTCCCCTATCTTATCATTGTTTCTATATATCAATTCATCAGCAAGCATCATAGGTCCTGATATGATTCTCTTCTCCTCATTCATGACCTTGAATGCAAACTTCTCCCTATCTATTTGTGCAAGTTTCCTTGATGCCCATTCAATTCCTGCATCTCCTCCCCATGACAACCACATAAGTCTACCACATCCATCTCCAAGATCTCTCTTTGAATTTTGTCTATGTCTTTCAAAGGATGCCATACGAGCAATCGTGTCTCTTGAGATCGGCTCAAAATTGGCTAATTGATGGGCTCTGATTTTCCCTGTTGACTCACCACATTCTCCCCATCCATTCTCTTCTGCCCATCTCAATGCAATCTTAGCATTCTCTGATGCCTCTTTAGGATAGTCTGTGTAGGATTGGAATTGGATGCTATATCCCTGAGCAAATGATTTGATTTTCTCAATATGTGAATTCATATAAGAGACATCATGAACCATACCTACCAATTTGTCTATCTCATTCATCAGGTCCATGAAGTCATCTAATAGAATGACTGATTCTGATACTTGATCAGTAGTTGCTTTCTGTGCATCAATAACATTCTGCTCTATTCTGAATATACTATCAGCAATCTGTGCAGCAGACCTGATCATTCCTTGCTCATCTACTCCTACATTCATCTGTACTAAATGCTTGAAAGTAGCAGTAGCCATTGGACAAAGGTGAAAGTGAGTAGGCTTGTATCCATAGATATCAAGTACTGAAAAATGCTGCTCCCAAATAGAGTAGCAGATGGCTGATGCCTGCTCTTGATCTTTCCCTTCACTGACTACATAAGAGATGCATCTTGGAATGAATTCTGTCTCATGCTCTCCTTTAGATGGCTCTATGAATTCATTTTTGAATGCAAGAAAATCCTTCCTAATTGCAGGCTCATCTACTAAGGCAATGAAGTCTACTTCTGCCTCATCTCCCATGTTTTGACTAATCTTCAATTCATAAATTGGTATACTCATGTTTTTTGTTTTTTATGCAATTCTTGCTGCTCTATTTAATCTTTGAATCCTTTCCTGACCTCCAGTGACATCAGATTCAACTATGTATGCTCTTGCAGCAGCATTGCCTATTTGATTGACTTGTGTTTGATTAAGTAAAGCAGTTTCTGTAGTAGGTAGTATAGGAGCAGTAGGAGGAGGAGTGATACTTCCAACTGATGGAGCAGATATCCCTTGAGCAGATGCACCACCTCCACCACTTGGAGTCTTTACTGCTATGATTTTTTTGATATTTGCAATACCACCTGCTACTGCAAGTCCTGCCTGAATGTAAGGATATGCAGGACCAATGATTGCTATAGGATTCTTCTGTGCTTGCTTAAATGCAGTCCATGCAGCAACATATGTATCAATGGTAGCAGTTGCTACTGCTGCAGCTTTGCCTGCATTAGTCTCTGCTCCTATGATTGCAGTCAATGCTTTAAGATTGCCTGATATGACATTGGCAGTATTCACAGATGCATCAATCTTTGCCTGTGCCAAATCACTTTCTGATTTTGCTAATTGTGCATTTATTTGTTGCTCCTGAATTGCATACTTATTCTTGATTTCTACAGTACTGAGACCTTGTGCCTCTGCTGATGCTATTTCAGCATCTCTTTTTAGTTGAAGTTGCTCTATCAGAACTGCAGTCTCTTCTCTTACTAATTGATTAGCAAGATTTGCTTTCTCTATGGCATCTATTTTCTGCTGCTCCAATAATTGCTTTCTGAGAGCAACCTGTGCAAGTTCATTGTCTACTTCTGATGTGATCTCTGCCTGTCTTCTATCTTTCCTGACCTTATTGATATCTTGACTTAGCTTATCAGATTCTATATCTATCTCCTGTTTTTTCTGATTATATGCAATCTCAGCATCTACTCTTGCCTGAGTCCCTTCTTTAGTATTGTTAATATTGTCCTGCAATCTCTGAAGTTCTATTGCACTCTCCTCACTTGCTATCTGTTTAAGAGTCTCCAATCTCTTCAGTTCATCTGTGATAAGTTCAGCATTAGCTTTCCTTCTCTCAAATGATAAAGTATTGGTACTTTCAGTCCTTGCTTTCTCAAGTTCAAGAAGTTCCTTATTCAAAGCTATTGCATTGACTTTCTGCTCTGACTCAAGACCAGTGATCTGAGCAAGTATTCCTGCTCTCTCATTCTGTGCATTCTTCAATGCTACCTGAAGATCAACATTCCCTTTGTTTGCATTCAGTTCTGCCTGTGCAGCAGCTACTGATTGATTTGCAAGAGCAATCTGTGCATTCTGCTGATCTTTCAGAATTGTGCCGAGTTTATTATTTGCCTCTATCCTTTCAGTGATACTCCTTGATTCATCATCTCTTATCTGTCTTTGCTGCTCTGCTTGTCTATCATATTGCTCTACAAGACCTCTCAATTCTGCCTCTGCAATTTTAGCAGTATTCTTGAGTGCAGTTGTAGCTTTTGCTTGATCATAGATATTCTTTACACTAATCTTAGATGCACCCTCTACTACTCCTGTCACTACATCACCTACAGATGTGGCTGCCTCTCCAATATTGTTGACTATATCCTTACCTGCTTTGAATGCATCCTGACCTGTCTCTATCAGTTTCTGCTTTGTCTCATCAATCCTTGCATTGAGTTTTTTGATTGTCTCAGGATCATCATCTCCAAAAAAAGACTTCTCCCAAGCTAATTGAGCATAACTGATTGCAAGTGATATCTCAAAAAATATCAGTTTTAGAGGAGTCATTGCAAGAGTGATAAGTCCCTTCATGACTTTGCCCAATGCATCAAAGCCATTGGTAGACTCACTCACTTTTGTCACCACATTTACCACTACCTCAATGAATGCACCCAATGTATTGGTGATGGTAGCCATCACAGTAGATAGTAAGTCTGCAACCTTCTGATTCTTACCAAATGCCTCCTTCAATAAATCAAATCCTGCAGTCACTGCACCTACTACTCCCAGTGCTTTCAGAGTAGTACCTAATGTCTTGAAACCACCCTCAGACTTCTTTGTATCCTTTGTAGTTTTTTCAAAGGTATCATTCATCTTGTCGGTCTCCTTAGTGACCTTCTTCTCTGCCTCTTGAAGTTCCTTGAGTTTGTCATTGTATTCCTCAGTCCCTTCAGTGAGTTGCTTGAGATCATCCTTCAATTGATTGACCTCTTCATTGAATTTCTTTACCTCATTATTTGCAGATCCTGTATCTACAACTATTTTTACTCCTACTTCTGTCTTTTGTGCCATTAGTTATGATATCTAAATTCAAATGATGTATTCAGGAGAATGTCATCTGTCAGACTTCCTCCTTTATAAGTAAATATTTTCAAATTGTCAGAATCTACCACAAATGTCTGAATCACTATCTGATCACTATCTATAGATGATTGATTAGCTACAAATCCCCAAAAATTTGAAGTATCGAAAATAGAATCAGGAGAATAGATATTATATTCTCCAGTAGCTACATAAGTAGGTACTAAATTTGCTCCTGCTCCTGCATTGTCTCTCACTATAGTCAGTGTAGGATCACTACTCCCTGCTTGAGAAATAGTTCCCCATATCAACCAAGTCTCAGGAGATGTAGTCCATCCACTTGCACCATATTCCAAAGTAGAACCTGTTGCTCCTGAGATATCAGTCCAAGTACCTGCAAAATCATCAAAGTATTTTATGATCATCAGTATAGTGTATAAATTACTCTTAACAATTGGACCTCACAGACATCATCCTCAGAATAGTCTACTATCTTGATTAGTCTGTAGAGAGTCCCATCTATATATATAAATCTGCCAAAATCCAAGTTGAAAATATCCTGCTCATTCAACTTCATTTTACAGGTCACAAGTCTTGAGTCTTTGTCTGTTATCTCTGCAAAGTATGGTGAGTAGTATACATTGAATAGATTATTTGACAGACTGCCTGTGCTATAAACAAAGAATATCTCCTTAGGTGATCCAAAGTTTAGATCAGACTGAGGATTGGCAGGATTGTCTATATGACCTGCATATCCATAAGCAGTCAGATTTGAGGATAGATTTGAATAGTCTGAATTCTTTATCACCCAGTTTGATACTCCTGTGATCTTCTTTGCCTGAAGGATTCTGATGTTATGCTCTGTCATCTGCTCTACTCCATTATTCAATTTATATATTGCAGATACATACTTATCCCTTCCTGAGTAGCTTACAAGAGGAGTCGGTGAAAAAATGACCTCAGACTTATCAGTATCCTTTGCAAATTCCAACTGATTGTCAAAAACCCTATCACCATATCCTTCAGAGTATTTTTTCCTGTATTTCTCATTGTAGTAGTCTGTGTCCTGTTTGTAGTTGAATTGATAGTATCTTGCATTGATCTCTGACATTGGCTTGATCTTAATAGGCTTAGATCTGTCTACCTTATCAGACCAATCAAGATAGGTAGTCCTATCTGTATCATAGAAGTCCACATATGGCTCTATCATCAACTTCTTCTCTGTATACTTATCTTCTGTCACCATTAGATTGAACATCTTCAGAATGGATGTGAAGAAGTCTTTCTGAAGTATATTAGCAGGAAGAGTGCTTGATACTAAGAGATTGTCATTATAATTTGCAGGAATGAATACATCATTTGTAGATCTTATAGTCAGATTCCCTGATGTTATTGATACCTGCAACTGCAGTGCTTCATCACTATTTGAATAGTCAAAACTGACTCTCATTTGAATTGTATCAAATTTGGTCAGAGATAGTGTAGGAGGATTAAAGTCAAATGCAGTACTTGTTGCCCATCTAACATTGGGAGGAGTATTAGCACCATATGCACCAATTCTGCCTCCTATTTTATTCTTCTGCCAAATGACTTCAGATCCATTCTTAATGAATTGGACCTTTGCAAATGCCTCACCAAATGATCCAATTGGTCCATCAGGCGCTCTGACATTGTAGAATCCCGATAAAAGAATATACAATTCACAGGTAATATTCTCAGTTGCAGTATATTCCCATATGACTTCTCCTGAACCATTGTCTGTGAAAACAGTAGTCTGTGCATCCCTTTGCTCTACATCATGGTCTCCTGATATATTCCTGAGTGACATGAATGGTCTTGATGCAAATTGAATATCTGACTTATACAATAATCTGCTTTGATTATTAGGTATGATCAGTCTCTTGAAGAAAGCAGTATCCATGAAAGCAGACTCAAAAGTATATCCTGCCTGCTCTATGATCTTCTCCATGTATTCCCTGACAAAGAATGCAGGTCTGAATGCAGTGAAATAGTAGTTCTGCTTATTGTCATCAGGATCAGTAGGAGATACACTACCATAGTCTATCAGAGGATAGTAGTATCCAGTGCCTCCACTTGGAGAGTCCCAACTATTTGTGATATTGGTGACATTATACTGATGGTTATATTCACTGAAGTCTAAGTCTGTTAACTTCCTTGATCCCATTGCAGTGAAGAATCCTCCAAGTTCTCCAAATAGAGCAACTTCATATTGTATCCAATCCCCATCAATGATGACCTCTAAAAGTCTCATAACTCCCTTCATCACCTGTAGACCATTTATCTCAAGCCTTGCTTTTGCAGACTTTGATGCATTGAAGTTATACCCTACATTGGGAGCAAGATCTGCAGTAAAATTTGAATTATTGAATTCAAAGATATTGCCCAACAATCTGTTATTGTTTGCAGTTCCTTCAAGTACTATGGTCTTGGAGAATGATGTAGACTTACTATCAAGATTCTGAAGGTCATCTACTGCATAAGTTATCTGCTGACTAAATTCTTTAGTAAGATCTAACTCTTGGTCTTCTATGAATATTCTTGTCATCTTCTGAAACCGTATCTTTTTTGATTCATGTCAATATTGACCTCCAATACCTTTAGCTTATTGTTTTGGTATGTACTATACTCATAGTTGGTATCCTTGATGCTGATAGGATAGAAGTCACCCTCTAACTCTGCAAAGATTTGAGGAGACATGAATAACTCAGAAAGCCATTGATACTCTGCATCAGTAGGATAGTCCATTGTCAACTTATACTGCCATTGTGCTTTGCTGCCAAAGTTCACTATACTTTCATTGTATACATTCCTTGAATCATAGTAGGTCACTCCTGTAGTACCAAAACTGAAGTCTCTCTTCTCAAATTCCTTCTTCTCAATGCTCATATTGAGTCTTGATGATAGTCCAAATCTTGCAGTATCATACATCCCATACTGATTGATAAAGTATAGATTGATGGTTGTATATCTTGGATCACAGGTCAGATAGACTCTGAATCTCTCTGTATCAATACCTGACTTCTGCAGATAGACATCATAGTACTTGATATTGGAGTTTATAGTATTCTTATTAGTTGCAGTATTGATAGCAGCAGATCCTATATCCATCTGCAGGTATCCAGTGGTGATATTGACTGAATTGACTGTCTGAGCAGTAGATTGGACATTGGAATAGGTATAGGTCTCTATGAAAATATCATGAGTCCCTGTGCCTTTGAATGGTATCAGTATCTTCTCCCCAATTTTTGCAGTAGCATATCTTGGTCTGTTTGTCAGGAATTTCTGTGCAAAGGATGATGTATTGACTTGTCTCCTATTGAAGAGTGAAGGAGTATAGTTATATGCAGTTGTATTTCCTGATGCAAGATTCAAGGTAGTAGTACCTGTCAATTCCTCACCTACCCTGATCTGATATGTGATACCTACCTGCCCTGAGACATTAGGCTGAATGAGTGCCATTGCCACATTCCCTGATGCAGTAGGAGTGAACCAATTGAATTGAATCTCATTCCTTACTACCTGACTTGCATTGAAGTACCCTCTTCCATTCATAGGATCAGGAAATACCTTTGCTCTTATCAATTGAGTGCTACCATTGTAGACATCAAAGACATACTTGAAGTCTGTAGTACCTGATAGTGTACTATGTGCTATGTGCCAAAGGTCATCCTGTACCGATACCTCCCCACTTGGATTGATTAGTGAACTTATACTCATTATTCAAAAATATTTATAATAACATTTTTCCCTATCCTATTTGCAAGTTCCTGCTCAAAACCTTCAAGAGTCTTCTGCAGGACAGGATTGATGAAGTTTCTCTTTTTTATACCAAATCTCTTGATCATGTAGATTGCAGTGTTCAATTTAGAGTCCTGATCACTTATCTTCTTGAATTTTCTCTCAGTATTGACTGCACCATATTTTTTCACATCAGTAGTCCTGACTTTAGCTTTTGCAGTCTTCAACCATTTACTGATTGATCTTCTGCCCTCCTTACTCATACCAAAATTCCTGAATTGATATGGACTATCAGGAGCATTCCTATCTGACATGACTCCCTTCACTCCTCTATCTACATAGGTAGCATAAGGTACAAAGGAGATATTCAATTCTATCTCATTAGGTTTCTCTACTACTGCAAAGTCAAGATTCTTGGTTATATCTCCACTTGCTACTATATTTTTACTATTAAGAATCTCCTCCCAAGCCTCTTTGAATACATTTGCCCTCTGTAGTAAGAATTCACCTATATCCTTTGCCTGTACTTCTATGAAGTCCTGAGAATTCTTCTTATCAAGGAACTCAGTACCAAGTACTTGCTTTTGTGATTCTGTTATATTCTTAGCCATGTTTCCTCAATAGTTTTTTCTCTTGCTCATCCTCCATCTCTCTCTTCAATTTAATATAGGTCAGATCATTCAGGAATTGCTTTGGTTTAATCTTCCAGGTCTGATCTAAACTGATACCCTCAAATTCTGAAACCAATTTGGCATTGTATATCCATCCAAATGCCTTGAAGAATCCTTGAGATGCACTTCCACCAACATCTCCTCCTGATTGCTCAAATAAGATGGTAAAGTCTTGATTGAGTCTTTGGAAAGTTTGCAAAAAAAAACACTCATTTTATATCCTGTCTCAAAATCAAGTTCAAGCATATCATTTGCAATCTCCTCATGCTCTCTCTCTACTTTTACTATTCCCTTGATACCAAATCTCATAGGAGTGGACATGGTTGCAACAATCTTGTGAAGATTGCCTATCATATCCTGACTGAATGATGCCATCTCTACATACTTTCCTGCATCCATCTTATTGATGTCATATTCAAGAGTATAGAGTCTTCCATTTACTTTAACCCACTTTTTTGGACTTCCTTTCTCTATTTTACCTGAGAAAGCATTGAAAGACTTAGCAACTTTATTGCACAATTTTTCAAAGGATTTGATGTCCATCTTATCCACTTTGTCTAAGGAATATCCTGTCAATGCCTGTACGAATAGACTTGATTTTTCTAAATCTGTCAAATCCATCAGGCTGATCCTATACAATTCTTGAAACTTGCTAATAGTGACTTTCATCTTGATAGTATATAAAAATGTGAAGTTATTATATGAACCTGTACTGACCTGAATACTTATGGTCATTCTTGCATCTGACTGCCAAAGCTAAGGCATTGACACAATCATCATGGAATCCTGATGGAGCATTGTATCTCACTCCTGTTGAAGTATACTGATACTCAAAGACATTCAACTCATCTACTATCTTACCCTCAGGATATTTCACCTCTGCCTTATGGATGGCAGATGCAAGTAGTTCCATGATCTGCTGCTTTGAGGAGGATGTATACTTGAATCCATGCATAGCACTAAATTCCCTCTGAAGATCCTCAGTGATTGCATCACCTACTCCTGTGGAGTCAATCATGACAGGTCTGCCTCTGTCTAAGGTCAGGATATGCTCCCTTGTAGACTTCCAGTCTTTCTGAAACCTATCAAACCTGCAGACATGACCATTCCTATCAAGACCAATGATCACAGTCCAATCATGAGACTTTGCTAAGTCAATACCATAGTATTCTGCAGGAAGATTGCTGATTGGTTGTATACAGGATAGGATATACTGACTGCCAAATGGATTTGATGCATTCTCCATTGCATTAGCCATATATTCCTGCTCAAATACTGCAGGAGGCAGTTGAGTCCTTGCTTCATCTATTTCTGCTCTGTCAATATAGGGATTGTCATAAGTACTGAATTTATAGGATGACCAATCAGTCTCACCTCCTTTCTGAAAGAGGGAATAAAAGTAGTTTTTCCCTTTAGGAGTAGACAGAAATAGTGCTTTGCCTTTGTAGTCAGTCAGAGTAGGTCTGATAGAGTTTAGCCATCCATCTTCAAGATTTGGGATGAATGATGCCTCATCCACCACCACCAAGTGGAACTTTCTACCTCTAAGAGCATCAAGTCTCTCACCTGTGAAAAACATCACAGATCCCTCATTAGGGAAGGAGATGGTCAGGTCTGACTTATTGTGTTCAAATGGGATGACCTTAGTCAACTGCTTGAAGAATGTCTTTGCCAGTTGGTAGGTAGGAGTGATGTAAGCTACTGCATGACCTTTGATTGCCTCAAATATGATCTCCAATTGAGCAAGTTCTGACTTACCAAATCTTCTCCCGCACATGACCACCCTGAACCTTGATCTATCATCAAAGATTGCCTGCTGATTAGCGTGAAGTTCAGGGATGTGTATCTGCATATCAATCCTTCCAATATTTATCAATCCACTTCATAAGAGTAAATAATACTCCTAATGTAAGCAATGAGAGTAAAAGCATCACAGAATCGTCTTCCCTTTAGTGATGACAAATTCAATCTTCCCTGTATTCTCCACAGTACTTGTCTCTTTAGGTTTCCCAAAGACTCTTGTGAGCAAGGTATCCAATGAATATAGAGATCCATTCTTCAATGACTTCAGCATTGCTGATGCAATAGTCTTCTCAAGAATTGTTGCTTTGGGATTGTCCCATACCTCCTTCAATTCATCCAATTCCATTGACATCATTGTCTGAATAGTATCATTGATCTCTGATACTTTATATCCCTGTTCCTTAAGAAGAGATACATACTTTCTCGGTCTGCCATTGGGATTTGCTACCTCTCCCTTCTTGAATGGTTTTAGATTCTGTTCATTTGCCATGTCTCTCTATTTTCTCACTATTTTTTATGACTTATTTTATCATTGTGAATCTCCCTCAGGAAATTCTTATACTTTGTCCTGTCACCGTATTTGTCATGACATATCCTGCAGACTGCCATAAGGTTACTGATGTGGTCTTGAAGCTTAGATCCTCCCATGCCTCTGCACTGAATGTGATGTATGTCAACTGCTCTTGCTCCACAGACTTCACATGGTATAAAAGACTCAGTATCGTATCCAAAGAAGTCAAAGTATATCTTGGTATGTTTTTGCATTCTCAAAATTAGTATATCTATTGCCTCCTACTATCATGGTCCTGTACTCAGGATATCCTTCAAATATGATGCCATCCTTATCTGCAAGTAGTTTCATGTGCTTTGAATTGGCAGGTCTTGCAGCTACCACAAATGGAAATCTTGTATTTTCAATCCTGACTTTATCATACATCCTTGCTCTCAGTCTGTCTCTTCCAGTAGTACCATTCCCATATAGGAAGATAGATGCCATTGCAGTGGACCTGAATACTGCCATCAGTTCCTTCTTCTCTGTGTTATATAAAGCTATCAATCTAATTTGTTTTTATAGTGTTCACAGATCTTGTCCATCTCTGATATATAGTAAGATCCAAAGTCTTGGAATCCTTTAGAATCCTGCTCAAAGTTTCTGTAGAGTATACCTCTCAGTCTTTGGCTTGGAGTCTTCAGATTGTCAAGGTCTGTCTTGATGGAATCTATCAGGTCAGTCTCATCTCTTTGGAATGGCTCTGCCTTGATTCCTAAGTAGCAGAATTGCTGACTCAATTGGAATAGGTCACTTGTCTGACTTGGATTCAGTTCATTTGTGCCAATGGTCAGTCTGATGGTTTTGTCTTTCCTTGTAGACATTCCCTCCACTATCCCTGTGATAAGTATCATTTTTCCCATAGGTCATTGGTTGATTGGTGATATCTACTGAATATGATAGACTTTGCACTTCTTAATTTCTCAATATACAAAACTGCATCCATCAACTCCTCCTGTAGATGCTTCAGGTAGTCATCCTTATCATTCTCCCATAAGGTAGTCCCATACTTCTGAATTCCTGCTTCTGATCTTTGATTGAATTTGTCAATCACTTGCTGCACTATTTTATCTGACTGATTATTCTTCTCATCAAAATCAATTTTTTCTAATGAATGTGCATAGAATTCATTCTCACTATTATAAGGATTCAAACTAAATTGATAGTAATTATTTTCAATTAAATCAGTTCTATTGCTTTCATATGGATGTATGTAGAATCCCACATTATTATACTGAAATAATCTTATGAGATATCTTCCATCATTAGATTTCTCATATTTCCCAATTAATCTTTTTTCCATTTGCTTAAGATTTCATCAATGATAGAATCAAACCTATTGACAAGATTCTCATTTGAGTGGACCTGTGCAATGTCTGTCAATGGTCCTGCCTCTATGATTTGTCTGATTGGAGTCTTATCTACATCTATAGACTCATTGTAGATATGTCTGAACATATGACTGTTTGTGATTCCAATAGGTTTTCCTGCAGACAAAGCAAAGTCTATGGTAGAAGATAGACTCCTATTCTCAAGTTGGTCATATGGGAAGATGTTGATATCAGACTCAGACAGGATCTGCAGCATAGTCTCATGTGAATAGAATTCATGAGTAGCATCTAATTCAATTCCAGTGCCTGACAATATTTCCCTCATTTTTGCAACCTCACCTATTGCCATGCTCCCACTTTGATCTCCAAATGTGGCAAAAGGAATGTTGACTCTGATCTTAGCTACTTCAAACTGATCTTTGACTAATTGAGCAATCTTTGGGAATCCCTTATTAGAGAATCCAAAGCCAAAGCTACCAATGACAGGCACTTCATTGACTACTTTCTTGAAACCAATCCCCTCAAACAATGGTCTGAGCATTGTATATCCATCCTTAGTACAGTCCACATCTATCACTGCATCTGCTTCAAATCTGACTCCTCCTTCATGATGGATTGCCACATGAGGGATATTTGGCATGATTTTGCCTAATAACAAAGGCAAAGTAGATACATGATAGTTGTATAGAGCAAGATCATAACCATCAAGAGACTTAGTGAAAGAATCTACTTCCTCAAAGTCTATCTCATGCTTTGACTTCTTGAGGATATCATTGAGTCTCCTTCCGTAGTCTGCTACTCCACATGATAAGGTATTCCTGCTGATGAACTTTATTTTTGCCATGATTCTGCTTTCTTTATGTCTATTTTATTAGGATCTATCCACCAATCCTCATAGGATCCTCCTGACCATTCTACATCTGCCTTAGCTAAATGATATCCTGCCTTTGTCAGAATCTCTCTTGATTCAAACTTAGTTGACTGATCATAGTACCATTCATGCTCAAAAGTCATTATAGAGAATGTGACATCCTTCTCAAGAATCTTCTTCAATACCCTGAATGATTGTATTGCAGGCTCTATATCCAAAGAGATATAGTCATAGTGCTTTGGCTGATAGTTATATTCCAAAGCATCGACTATTGTCAAAGGAGTCTTTCTATTCAATTCCCACTCCTGAGACCAACTTTTAGATATATCTAATGAGATTCCTTCCCATCCATTAAGTTCAAGAAGATAGGTATTGCTTGATATAATTGCAGGACCACCTCCAATCTCAAGGAATATCCCCTTTGGGATCATATCAAGTACAAACTGATCCTGTCCACTTATACTATACATTGACTATGGTTTCTCTTTTTTCAAGTAGTGAAGAGCAGGTATGATTGGGAGCTTGCTCTAATCTATACTCTCTGCCCAATCCCATTGCAATGGCAGACCAAGCAGAGTAGCATCCAGTGAACATGACCGCCCTGTCAATCAGATATGCTCCCTCAAGGAAGTCACAATCATAGAATTCTACCTCACAGAACTTTGTGCAAAATTCTTCATACTCAGGTCTGTATCCTATGAAGTATACTTTATCTGATATTGTCTTCAGATAGTCTACCTCTTCCTTCCAATTGAATTTAGGATCAGCATATCTATCTGTCCTGTTTATCACAGAATATGACTCTTTAGGCAGGTTATATGGATTCTCAGATAAAGTCAACCAACCTTCCCTGTATGAATAGTCAACAGGTATTCCTGCTCCCATAAAATGAGACTTAATCAGATTCATGTGATGACTTGCATATTCTCTGAACTTATTCAAATCAATGTAAGACTCAGGTCTTTCATCTATCACTACCTTCCCAATATATGGCTGAATTTCTATCAATTTAGATATTGACTCAGATCTCTGTCTATCAAAGTCTACAATATACAGATCACCTCCTCCCATTGCTTTGATAGTGGGAAGACTGAATACTATGTCACCTGTTTGTCCTGAGTGGAGAAAGTTCATAGAGTTGAATAATGTCTATAAGCCTTTGAAAGAAATTCAGCAACACAAGCCTGACAGTTCATATTGTATGAATAATGAGGAAAGTCTATCCTATATGTCATCAATAGCTCCATCTGCTTATCAGGACTAAAGTTAACTATTTCCCCTGATACCACAAAGAGATCATAGATAGATTTGTACTTAGCATAGACTTGCATACGCTTGTCTTCTCCTGATGTTGACATCTCTGAGATGGTACTTTGTGACTGCCCATTCATGGATTTTTTCGCCATAGTCAATAATTGCACTTTTATTGTTAATAAAGAAATTCATATGTTTATACCAATCCTCCTGCTTATCTACCCAAAGTACAGGAGCATCCATATCATCTGAGTAAGGAGCAACTTTCTGACAGATGACAGGCACTTTCTTTGCTGCTGCTTCAAGTAGTTTGAGATTGGACTTATTTGCACTCCAGTCATTGGATATCAATGGCACAAGCATGACATCTGCATGATCATACATTGACATATACTCAGTGACAGGCATAGAGGGAAGTATCTCATGATGCAGACTCCTATTAGCAGTGAAGTAGTCAGTCATCCTATCCCAAATCAATTTTGACATATAGTTGCTCTGATCATACCCTCCTATCACCATCTTCACCTGAGATCTATGTGATTTGAGTCTTCTTATTGGATTCTTCAATATCTTCAGATCTTCCAAATGAGTGCAACCTCCTGCCCAAAAAAATCTGATTTTGTCATCCTCAACTTTGTTGATTATAAATTGATCCTCCCCATAAGGAAGAGCATTAGGAAATACTTGCACATTCCTATTGTATTTGCTGCATATATCTGCCAATCTCTCATGAGTGCAAGTCACCATATCAGACTCATAGAGATTCCTTTCTATGAGTTTCCCATGATGCAGATAGTCTTCATAGTTTATATGATTCACAGGTAGTACCCAGTGATCATCAATATCAACTACTATTTTGCATCCAAATCCCTGCCTGATCAGTCCAATATCATCCTGATAAGGATTCAGTCTATTGAATATCAATAGGTCAAATTTATTGCCTACCCACTCAGGATTGATCACATTTGATACCATGCCCTCCACATCATCCATATATCCCAAAGGCAATGCTATTCTATGGTAAGTCACTCCACTATTGCTCTGACCAAATCCAAATAGCTTTATTTTCTTGTTATCCATCCTATAAAATTTGAAGTTATACCTGCTCCAAATGCTATAGCAATGAATTCAGATATTGTTGGGAAGAAGTACAGAATAGCTGCAATATATACAGATAGACATACTGTGCAGTCTAAAGGTTTCAATCTCTTACCTGCAGGATATTTTAACTTAGCCTTGATCCAATTAGGGATCATGGCAATGTTTACAAAAAAGTAGCTGAAGACTACTGAAGCAATGACAGAAACCATGATAAAGATTTTGCAATTAGGAATATAGTGAATAGGAATACTGATCCATAGATCATCAAATAGATTAGTATTTCTACTATGGACTTAATTTCCACTATTAATCTCATACTTGAGCTGTTTTTTAGTTTGTTTGACCACTTCAAATACATGCTGTTGAGGAATGCCAAAGTACTCTGCAACCTTAACACAATTCCTGAATTCGACATATTTCTGAAAGATTATAGATTCATGTGCATCCTTAGCACTTCCTTCCAATTTTTTATCCAGTATCTTCTGTGCTTTGGTTGCATCCAATTTGATGTCTTTACCTGATGTGACTCTGAAGTATTCTATTGCCTCCTTCAGATTGCTCTTCCTAAATTTATAATAGAAAGGATGAGTAGATGAATATGCCATATTCCAAAGAATCCTGAGCATGAATCCTGTCAGATTCCCTGTATTCTTTATCCTCAATAATTCATCACAATCATATTCAAGGAGAATCAGGAAGAATTCCTGCTTCAAATCATCCTGAAGAGATGCAGGATTGATCTTAGAGATGATCCTCTTTAGATTCTCATCCTTATAAAACTCTTCAATAATATGGTGACATTGACTCAATTGATGATATTTAGAATGTCATCTAAGCTATTTGCAACATTTACCTGACCTCTCCAATTCATGAAGAATGAATGCTCTGCTATTGTCAACTTCCTCTGAGATTCTGCTTTGCTCCCATCCTTTATTTCAAACAGATAGTTTCTTCCTTTGTATCCTACTACTATATCAGGGAATCCTTTGCCTACCATATGAGTGCAGAATACAGATAGATTTGGAATCTTCCTGAGATTTGTCACAATAATTCTCTGATTAGAATCAACTTTTTTTATCTGCATATGTTTTATGATAGTACTTTTCAGGATTGTATTCTTTAGGCTCTGAAAATATTGCATCTGAATATCCATTATGATATCCCATAATTATTTCTTGCTTGTGCATTTGTTCTGCTTCGTATTGAAGATGGTCTATATTAGTCAATGTCACTGACTCCTTAAAAAGAGCATTTTTAATTATTTCTTCTATTAGCCACTCAATTGATGTCATATGCTTTTGTTTTAGGTTTTTATACTATCACCGTTCTGTCTTTGTATTCGGACCAACAGAACATACCTCTTGAGAGCAATTCTGAGTTATCCTTATTCCTATACTTCTCATTGGATGTCTCAAGACTGCACTTTTTGGAGCAGTATTTTTTAGTATGGAATTTACTGATAAATTCTGTATTGCATCTTAAACATTTTTTTTCCATGGTTTTTATGATTTTTATTTGTACTCAGAAAGCTTTGATCTAATCAATTCTAATTCTTGATTTATATATGCATTCCTCATCAATTTATTTTTACCCTTTGTCATTAATTCTAATTTCTTTTTGCAAAGAATTTCATGCCTTAATTTGAGTTTATAATATTCTGAATCATGCTCTTTTCTTTTATTTATTTGAAGATTTGAATATTTGTTAACTTCTTTTATTGGCTCGGTTTCATTCCACCAAAAAGGAAGAGAGCATCTATATTTAGTCTTATCAGAAAAAACTAAAGACCATCCCCAATAAGGATCAAATTTATATCCTGTCAATTGTATAGGAGATGGACGATTCCCTCCACAATACCATCTACCAAATGACAAAGCATGTTTATTGATATACTCTTGAATTTCTACAGGAGACTCCATCTTTATCTTATCTATTTTTTATATCAATTTAGCATAGGTCTGACCTTCAAATATAGGCACTCCAATGAATTCCTCAGGATGACTAAACTCATCTACTATCTCAAAATAGACATCATGGATAGTAGTCCTACCTTCAAATCTATCACCAAAGTGAATCAATTGAGATGGAAGTAGATCATAAGCTACTGAATATACTTCATCTTCACAGGATGTTAAACACATTAACTTCCAGTTTCCATTAGTGTTGAATAAAGTTCCTTTGAGTTTCATTCTTCTATTTTTATTTTTTCAATTTGATCAGTTGTGAATGTCAATGCCTTGAGTCCTGCCTTAAACATCTCTACCCATTCCTCTAAGCATAGGTCCTCCCTGCCATCTTCAATGATGACTTTTATCCCATAGTTTTCAAGTTCAATCTTTGCCATAGTACTTCTTTATTACTAATTTTTTATAAATAGAATCTAATGCAGCAATCTCTTCAAATGGTAGATTCTGAAAGCCATTCTTCTTCTGATCCATGAATCTTCTGTATTCTCTCCTGTCATTGCTTAGCATTGCCTCATCCATCAACTGATCCTCCCTGATCTTATAAGATCTTTCTGTCAATTCTGTCTGCTCTTCATTGCTAAGAGATATCAGTCCAAGTTCAATGATCCAATCATACAGGTAGATAGGCAGTAGTGAAGTCCTCAGAGTCGAATGCCTGTATTTTTCAATGTCTTCAAGTTTCTCTTCTATGGATATCTTGTATTCAATCATTGGAGGAGGAGTATATGTCTCAGGCTCTTGATATGCTTTATTAACAAAAGTACGGTAGTTTCTCATGATTTTCTCTAAATAAACAGGAGAGAATTGGTCAAATGGATTGACATCATCAATATCAAGTTTCCCTTTAACTGCAAGTTTGAATGCTACCATTAACTCATCCTTAGCCATTCTGCCATAGGTCTCTCTGATAAATTCAAGCAAGGTCTTCAATTCAAATTGAGATGGCTGATGCTGCTTTCTAAGACCAATCAATACATAGATCTTCATCAATGTCTCAGCAATCTCAAGATCTGTTGATTCGCTTACTTTCTTTCTCTTCATCAGTTCCGAAAGCTTGGACCATGTCGTTCCAGTAGTCAATCCTGTCTTCATCCCTGTCATTTGGATTCCTGTCTGATTTTCTGACTTCAAAGAATCCTTTCCATCCGTTTGCAATGGATTGGTCAATAATTTTGACTGCAGTTTGTTCATTCCCTCTTGCAATGTCATAGAGTTTCTTGATTGCTGATTGTTCACTTGCTTTGAGTTTATAGGTGAATTTATGTTGAATTTTTTTATACTCCTTCCATTCTGCCCACTTTTTTTTGAAGTCATCTGAGAAATTCAAAAAATTGACTTTTATAGTCTTATTTCTAATTTCATTTTCATTTTCATTTTCATCTTCCATATGTGAATCATATGATTGACATATGTTTTTGATGTCTTCAGTTTTTTTTGATTTTCTATTGTTAGATCTACTTAAAGAATACCCTCTTCTTTTTTGAATCTCATCCTCAAGTCTTTGATTGAAAAAATTTCCTTCATCATCCTTGCAGAATTTCTTCATGATGTCTTCATCATATGATTTACATATGAATAACACTTGTCTCTCATTTAGGTGACCATGTTGAAACTGAGCAATCAATAGTCTCAGGTATTTCCCAACTTGCTCATCTGAGAAAAATTTAGTACCTGTATCAAAATCATTCACATAGAATAGGAATGCAGGATCTTGTGCCATAGAATAAAAATGCCCATCAAGATCAGAGTAGGTAGCAGTCTACTAAGATCTATCAGGGCAAAAATAGTGTTCAATGATGCTGCTACTCATCATGTACAAATGTACTAAAATTTCACATTCAGTGTATGTCCATATACAAATTGATGGACATTTTTCAACTTATCTTGAAAATCAGGATAGATCTCATAGAAATTCTTGCATTTTTTAAGCATATGAATGATGCTTGTATGATGTTTGCCTCCAAGCAATTTACCTATGCTACTCAATGTCATTCCAAGAGTGCAATCATTGAATAATAAATGAGCAGATATCATCCTGATCTCTACCATATTTCTTGTCCTATTCTTCTTGATTAGTGTTGAATAGTTGACTTTATAATATTCACATAACTTCTGCAGGATATCCTCTGCAGTCAGGAATTTTTCTGACTCAAGGATAGTCTGTCTACAGGTACTACATACTGCCATTTTTAAGGTTTGTTTTTTAGATTGTCAAATTTGGTTGCAAATTTCTCACCTCTTTCAGATATGACCAGTGCAACAGGATGATGATTGGCAATCACATAGACCTTCTCACCTGCTTTGCCATAGATCTTCTTCCTATTGTAGCTGATCACATCTTCTATAAGGTACTGCCAAATCACTTCTGAATTGTGCATTTAACTGATGATGTAGATGATTTTGATGGAGGATAAATTCTACTTACTACTCCATCCTCATTGATGATATCTATTCCTTCTGATGGCAATGTCTTCAGGAATTGTTGACGTTCCTTAATTTGTTCATCAAGAGCATCCCTCTTGATAACTAATTCATTATAGATGTCATCCTCACAGAATACATAGTCATACTTAGTGCCTACCTCAGAAAGTTCAATTTTTGTGCCTGTAGCAGTAGTCATACTCTGACCATACTTTGCTACTTCATATCTGAGATAGTCTATGTACTCAGGATTGCCTTTAATCTCTTTAATGAATAGTTCCATCTTGGCAATCATATCTGCTGCTTCAATGATATTGCCATTCTCCATAAGTGAGTGAAGAGATTCTTCAGCAATTTTCTTGATCTGACCTTTGGTGAGATCCTTTGTGATTGTTGGGAGCATAGATTTTTGATTTTGGTTTTTGATGCTAATTCATGTTTTTTATGGTATGGATAAAACGAACCGAAGTCCTCAGTATGTGTATTCCAGTCCTGCATCAGATTCTTCTTAGTAGGTACATATCATCAGATACCTTCTCATAGTCAAAACATATGACTACTCTTTCTCCTTGATTTTTAGGCACTGTCTCTCCAAAAAATTGAAGTAGTTCACCCATTAGACTCTTTGAAGACATGGTATAGTTCCCTTTACTAATAAGGTGACCATCATCTTCTGATGCTTTTACAATGACTAAATGATTTCCAAAAGTTCCAATTTTCATATAGTCCCAATCTAATTTATCTTTCCTTGCAATCATGGATATATTCATAGTGTAACTTGAATTCTTAATCTTTCCTGATGAGATTGCATAGGTAATGTGAGGCTTACTTTGATTTGATCCTCTCATTGTCTTCTCTTTGTTGAAGAATTTGATTGATGAGAATAGTGTAGTCTGTTGCATGGTTTTTGATTTATTTGGTTAAAAGTATTTGGTTAAAAGTTTAGTTTCTACTTCTTTGGATATTTTATACTTCTCTTTGATCTTGTCTATTGATCCTCCTCCTTGTATGTAAGCTAAGGCAGATTTGAACTGATCAGTACCTGCATTTAGCCATTGCTTGTCATCAGGATTTGATCTGCCATGAGTAGCAAGGTTTGCATCATCATCCTCATCTATATTTAGACAAAGGACTGAGGCTATTGCATACCTTCTCTGATAGGTGATTGCAGATCCTCTACCTTGAGGATCATTCTTAGATGGTATCATCTGATACTCTGCAGATATCCACTCCCCTGATTCATGCATGAGCATTGTAGTAAGACCATCCATGCCAGTAGGGAACTGTACTATTGATAGACCACATTCTATCAATGGCTCTGTGATTGATTCTAAGATGTTGGGAAGTGAGGCATAGCTGCTCTTGAAGAAAGGATTCTTTGCATCCTTCTTGATGGTATCCACTTTGACATGGAAGGTAGTCAATGCCTTAGCAATTGACTTGATTGTTGGTGATGTCTGCATGATTTTGTAGGTTTTTTAATGTTTGCAAATATACATTGTTGAATTCAAATGAATAACATGGATCCCAATCAAGAGATATATTCCTCTTCTCCTGATCATAGTCTTTGCTCTCTTTCTTATACAGAGCAATCATTGAGAGATTATATCCTGCTTTGACAATCACATCATCTGTGATCTTTGCATAGATTTCAATAATTGGATGCTTAAAGTACATGATATAGGTTTTTAGAAGTTTACAATAGAATCAGCAAATAGTGCTAATAGGATTCCAATAATGAATACAACTATATCAGGAATTCTTCCATTGGTCATATTGGAATTGCTGTTTGTTTTCTTTGTAGATTGATTGCCAGTCGATTTCATATACAAATTTTAAGGATGATAAATGGTCTAAGGTTTCAGTATAGTCAACTTTGTTGAAGCAGATCTCAATGATTTCTATTGAGTCATCTTGAGGATTGTAGTCTACTACAATGTCTACCTCATCATTGTCAGTTAGAATTTGATGGTAAAGAGTCATAGATTTGTTTTGAATGTTTAAGTAATTCTGTTTTGAGTTTGTCAATACCTATCTTCAAGATCATGTGCTTGGGAAGATAGATTGCTACTGATGTCTTCTTGATGGAAGGATCAATAGGTTTCCTGCCTTGTTTTGTCTTCATGCTTATTTGGTTTGGTGAATAATATTGTTAGTCTTCGCATTGATATCCTAATTGTTGTAGCATCTTGATCACTGATATTGGAAGACAATATACTCCATCATAGTCTACTAATTCTTTATTGTTAAACCATAGACCTCCTTCTGCATACCATTCATCTCCACCACTTTCAGTATCATAAATTTCAAACCATCCATAAGTATCACTATTGATGCCCAGGGTAACGGTCAATTCTACATTGTTATCTTGTTTAATAATACCAAAACTATTCTCTAATGATAAGAATTCAATTGCTTTAAATTGATATGTTTTTTTTTCCATGGTTTAGGTTTTTTGTTCGGTTTCTCAAAGATAAGATCATCAATTCCTATTTTCCAAATTATTTAATGACTTTTTTATTGTTTTTTT